CGCATAGATGATGCGGACACCCAAGAAAATACGGTTGAGGTTCCTTTCCGTTTTTATCCCTGTGTGTCTGCTGGCTTGGCCTACTATCTTTCGGTCAAGTTTGCCCCTGATAAGGTCCAGCTACTAAAAGCTATCTATGAAGAAGAGCTTCAGAGGGCTATGCAGGAGGACCGGGATAGATCCTCTTTATTAATAGCCCCAAGCTTAGATTATTACAGGGTGTAAAATGGCTCGTTATTCTTCAGGCAAAAATGCGTATGCCATCTCAGATCGTTCAGGGTTCCGGTATAGGTACACTGATATGCAGAGAGAGTGGACCGGCTTGTTGGTTGGTAAGGACGAATGGGAGGCAAAGCACCCGCAACTTGGTCCTTTTAGAGATCCAGCGGACGGTGAGGCTTTATACAACCCTCGGCCCGATAGAATAGAACCCCTGGTTGTTCATGTGGGGGCTTCTTCTTTTCCACAAGGTAAACCTGACATAAAGGCGGTAGGTGTAGTAGGAACCGTTACGGTGGTGACATGAGCTTTACTTACGCACAACTTAAAACAGCTATTCAGGACTTTTCAGAAAACACGGAGACTAGTTTTGTTACTAACTTGCCTGTTTTCATAAGAGGCGCAGAAGAGCGTATATTTAAGTTAGTTGATTTAGAAAATTTCCGTAAAAACGCTACGGCTACGATGACGTCGGGTAACCAGTATTTAGCTATGCCCACTGATTTCCTAGCGGCCTTTTCTTTGTCTATCACAAACTCAAGCGCTAAAGAGTTTTTACTCATAAAAGATGTAAATTTTTTACAAGAGTATTGGCCCACTGTAGCCTCTACCGGCGTTCCAAAATTTTATGCTGTTTTTGACGATTCTACTTTTTTGATTGCGCCCACCCCTAACGCAAATTTTGCGGTAGAGATGCACTACTATTACCGCCCTGCTAGCCTAACAGCAGGTGCGGATGGCGGAACAACGTGGTTAAGCACCAACGGTCCAAACGCTCTTTTGTACGCATCTCTTGTAGAAGCCTACATCTATATGAAAGGTGACGCTCAACTTCTTGCAACGTATGAGAAGCGTTTTGAAGAGTCCTTAATGCGACTGAAAACTTACGCTGAAGCTCGTGAAAACACTGATGCTTACCGTAAGGGTCTGCCGTCACAAGAGAGGTCTTGATGTTTTCTGCTACAATAGAGATGGACCCAAATTACAAAGTTTTAGTTCATACAACGGAGCGTCGAGGGCATACGCCAGAAGAAGTAGCTAAAAGGTGTGCAGACCGTTTAATTTCTGTTTCTGAAAATGCTCCCCCTGCAATTAAAGATCAGGCTCTTGCTTACCGTGACCAAGTTGAAAACTTGTTGAGTCTGTATATGAGAGAAGCTATAAATAGTGACAGAACTACAATTTTTAATGCTTTGAACGATGCGGGGCATCCAGAACTAGCTGAGTTGATAAGGAGATTATAACATGGCTATATCACAGGCACTGTGTACGTCGTTCAAAAAAGAATTGATGACGGCAACTCACAATTTTACCAACAGTAGCGGGAATACTTTTAAGCTAGCTTTGTTTACGAGCGACGCTTCTTTAGGTGCCGCCACTACCGCCTATTCTACATCTAACGAAGCTAGCGGCACGAACTATACCGCAGGCGGCGCTGCTTTGACTAATGTGACGCCTACAACCAGTGGAACTACCGCGCTTACCGATTTTTCTGACCTGACGTTTTCTACCGCAACGGTAACGGCTAACGGTGCGTTGATTTACAACGACAGTGCTTCAGGGGACCCGGCAGTAGCGGTCCTGGCTTTTGGAGGTGATAAAACCTCTACAGCGGGTGATTTCACTATTCAATTCCCAACAGCGGACGCTAGCAACGCTATCATCCGTATTGCTTAAATAAGGGCCCAGGCCCGTGTCTTTAATCAGTGGATGGAGTAGAGGCTCGTGGTCTGAGGGGGCGTGGAGTACCCCCATCTCAGAGCGTATTGCTGGGTGGGGCCGCGCTGGTTGGGGTGAAGGCCCTTACGGACAAGCCGCTCCCCTTGCTGTAACAGGTTTTGCGGGCACTTCCGCAATAGGCACCGTAAGTCTTGTCACCGTAAATAACATCCCCGAAACAGGTTTAGCCGCAACAGGTTCTGTTGGTTCTGTAACCGTATCTGCTGACGCTAACACCTCTGTTACGGGTTCTGCGGGCACTAGCGCTGTAGGAAGCGTAGTAGCTTCCATACCTAAAACCGTAGCTGTTACGGGTTCTGCGGGCACCAGCGCTGTAGGGAGTGTTTCTCTTTCTACAGTAAATACAATTTCTGTTACGGGTGTTTCTGCAACAAGTGCGGTTGGGTCTGTTGATACCCGGACAGGGCTTGTTGTTGAGGTTTCTACCGTTGTTGGAACAGGTTCTGCGGGCACAGCTTCAGTTGAGGGCCGCGCTAATGTCGCTGTTACAGGTTCTGCGGGCACAGGTGCGGTGGACTCAGTTACGGTTGCGGCAGCCGCCGGGGTAAGTGTTACAGGCGTTTCTGGAACAGGATCTGTAGGCTCAGTTACTACTGCAAGCGTTAACGTGCTATCTGTCACTGGAGTGTCAGGCACCAGTGCCGTAGGAAGTGTAACAGCCTCCATACCCAAAAGCGTAGATGTTACCGGGTTTGAGGTAAATGGATCTGTAGGGTCTGTAACACCCGCCGCTGGCGTGCTTATTTCTCCAGTAGGACTTGTAGGAAATTCTTCTGTTGGAAATCTTACAATTTGGAGTAAAATAGACCCAAGTCAATCACCGAGTTGGTCTGGAACTACGCCAAGTCAATCACCGTCTTGGTCAGGTATAACGCCAAGTCAATCACCGGCTTGGGATGATATTGCAGCATAAGGAAAGGTAGATGGTTTCTTCATATACTTCAAACACTGGCATTGAAAAACCCGCCTCTGGGGATCAGTCCGGTACGTGGGGCGACACCACCAATACTAACTTTGATATTATTGACCGTGCCCTTAATGGCGTTGCGGCGATAACTTTATCAGGGACCTCACACACATTAACCACCACAGACGGCACGCTTTCAGACGGCATGTTTAAGGTCCTTGTTTTGGGCGGCAGTCCTAGTGGTACTAACACCATTACAATTAGTCCAAACGATGCGGATAAAATTTACTTCGTTTATAACAACACCGCGCAAACGGCTACTTTCTCTCAAGGCAGTGGCGCAAACGCAAGTGTCGCGGCAGGTGGGGCAGATATTATTTACGCAGACGGTGCGGGAAGCGGCGCAGCGGTTGCTAGTATATTTGCTAATCCTATTACCCTTGGTAAGCTCACGGTTAGTTCTGATACGGCTGCTGACGACCAAGCTTCTGTGGGCTATACGGCTGCGGAAGGTTTAATACTGACAGGCCAGGGCTCAACCAACGACGTTACGATAAAGAACGATGCGGATGCGGATGTTCTTGAAATCCCAACAGGAACCACTAACGTAACTGTTGTAGGCAACGTAACTGCTGGCGGCGATTTAGTATCTACCGGAACGGTCAACCCTGCTGGGGACACTTCGGCTGATGACGCTGCCGCGATAGGTTACACCGCTGCCGAAGGTATTATCATAACCGGGCAGGGCTCAACCAACGACGTTACCATAAAGAACGACGCAGACGCCGATGTTCTTGAGATACCCACCGGAACTACAAATGTTACCGTTGCTGGTGACTTTACAGCAGCAGGAACTTTAAATGTAACAGGAGATACAACAGCAGGAGACGCTGCCGCTGTTGGTTTCGCCGCCGCTGATGGTCTTGTTCTTACGGGTCAAGGTAGCACCTCAGACGTAACCATCAAAAACGATGCAGACGCTACGGTATTTTCTATAGCGACGGGGACAACCACTGGTACGTTTGCTGCTAGGGTCCTAGCTGCTACCAGTACAGCTACTTTAACTGGCGCAACTACTCTTGATTTTAGCGCGGCGCAGAACTTTATCCTGACTTTAGCGCCTTCTTCGGGTAGTAGCATCACGCTTTCTAACCCAACGACAGAAGCTGCTGGTCAGTCTGGTGTAATTGTTTTTATTCAGGATGGAACAGGCAGCAGAACCATAAGCCTTGATACAGACTACGAAAGCCCGGCTGGTGGGGGAATTACTCTTAGTTCAGCGGCAAGTGCGGTAGACATAGTGCCGTACTTTGTAAAAGCCTCTGGCTCTATTCAACTTGGCGCACCACAACTGGCATTCAGCTAATGGCACTATTTGGCTCACAATGGTTTGCGAATGCTGGCGCTGATGCTTTTAGCGTTGATAACAGCGCCATGTTTAATGATGGCGACTCAGAATATCTTAATAAAACATTCGGCTCCCCTTCAAGTGCCAGTCAATTTGGATACAGTTTCTGGGTTAAGCTCGGCAGTGGCTATGCTGGTAAATACATCATCAGTGCGGATGGCAGCGGCAATAATGATAATCTGTATTTTGACAGCAACGGTAAAATTACAATTCAAGAAGGTGGGACAACTAGACTGCAAACGAATCAGGTTCTACGGGATCAGCACGCATGGTACAACGTAGTCGTCGCTTATGACTTAGGAAACGGAACTAACGATTTAAAATTGCGACTTTATATAAATGGGACCGAGGTCACTTCTTTTGCAACCAATGCTCGTTCAGGTTTAAGTAGTACGTCAAGCCGTTTAAATGCGAATGGAATTAGCCACGATATTGCAGCTAACGTAAATAACGGTGTTAGCACTCACGTTAATCCTTTTGATGGATACCTTGCAGAATTTGTTTTCTTAGACGGAACGGTTATTACTCCAAGTGACGTCGGTGAAACGGACAGCAACGGTGTATGGCGTCCTATAGATGTTAGTGGGCTAACTTTCGGCAACAACGGCTTTTATCTGCCGTTCACTAACAGTGCTGGCCTTGGGCAAGATTACAGTGGCTCAACCGCCGAAACTAAAGTGCAAGAAAATACCTATAATGCGGGATCAGAAGTTAATAACGGTGACATGAGTGGCAATCCTGCGTGTATAGCTTACACAGCAATCGCCACAGCTAAATTAGCAACAGTTAAAATAAATAGTTCGTCTCGTGGATTTACAAACGTCACCGTGCAAGTTCAAACAGATAATGGCTCAAACGCACCAAATGGAACCACTCTCACGAACGGCGAGGCCACAGGTATCGCAGGATCAGGGACAGGTTTAAAAACAGTCGATTTCCCTAACGGTGGTCCTGATCTTGTAGCAGGAACTAAATATTGGATTTGTGTACCAAGCACTGATCTTGGTAGTGGATTTGAATGGGGGATTCAGCATGACGTATCAGGTTCTGGTGGTGCGTTAGGTATTATTGATGGTACAGGATATCAGGCTGGACGAGGTTTTGGGCATGAAGTTTATCAACTTGGTAATATCTTTACTCCAGTAAACTCACCCACGCAGACCAGCGATTCGCCGACTAAAAATTATGCAGTGTTATCGCCACTTAGCTTGCAAGCGAATATTGCACTGTCTGAAGGTAATCTAAAACAAGTCAGCAGCAGTAATTCCCAAGGAATGTCCCTGTCGTCTTTCCCAGTTACCACTGGTCAAAAAGTTTATATCGAAGCAACTTTAACAAATACGGGTGGGGAACTGGGTTGTCTAAAAGCAACCGCAACAACCGCAGGAAACCCCAGTAAAACTTTTGATGATCTTACGAGCGGAGACGCAAGACTATTGAATAAAAATAATGGTAATGTTTTTAACTCAGATGGTGGCATTAGCGTAACTAACTATGCTCCAGATCAAACTAGCAGCCCAACTACCCATATGATCGCGCTAGATCTGGTCAATGATAAAATTTACTGGGGTGATGCGTCGGTTGGTTCTAGTGGATGGTCAAATGGATCAGGCAGTTACAACCAAGCGTTTGGATCCGCTGTCGGAGTAGATCTAGACGCAAACTTAGATTGGTTCTTCGCATTTAAAGGTTACAACGCAACGATTGCAGTAAACTTTGGGCAAACAGCTTTTACTGTCAGCCCACCAACTGGCTATAGCTCTGGGTATTCAGCGGCAATCGAAAACGAAAATCGTGAAACTGCACTGACTATTCAAGACGGCTCTGCTCATTTTCAACCAACTCTTTATGAAGGTAATGGTGGTTCACAGTCAATTACTCAAGACGGTACATCAGGAGGAAATGTTGCTAAAAATAGCACTTTCAAACCTGATCTCCTTTGGACAAAGAAAACTGGTTCAGGTACAGGAGGTAACGCACTTTTTGATGTAGTTAGAACAGATTCAAACGGACAGTTTTTACGATCAGATAATGATGATGCTGAAGATAATGAAGCAGGATTCGGGACCTTTGATGTTAAAGGATTTAGCTGGGACGGCGCAGGAACTGCGATTGATATAAATACAGATGATAAATTTTATGTTGCTTGGCAATGGCTTGCTGATAATACTGCTGGAGGTGCTTCTAATGGTGATGGCAATATTACTGGTGGTACAACAATATCCGTTAACACCACCGCTGGCTTCAGTATAGTTAAGTGGACGGGAAATAATACTGACGGGGCAACTATAGGACATGGACTAGGTAAGCCTCCTGCTATGATGATCTATCGTAAGACAGCCTCTGCACAATGGATGGTTCAACATGCTGGATGCACTGGTGGTGTGGCTAATGGTGGTTCAACAAAACAAATTATGCTCGAAGCTCCAGATGCACAAGGAGGTCCATTCAGCGGTGGTCATATTGATTTTGAAAATAGTGGTGATGGATCATCAACAGTAACTTTACAAAAATCTTCTACGTTTAATAACTGTAATGCTAGTGGTGCTGCTTATATTTCTTACATGTTTGCAGAAATTCCCGGCTACAGTAAATTTGGATCATTTGAAGGCAACGGAGCATCTGGTACTACTGGAAATGGACCGTTTATTGAATTAGGTTTTCGTCCTGCACTCGTTGTAGTTAAAAATATTGATAATTCTACCAACGGTCATTGGGTAGTAATGGATTCTTCTCGTAATAAATTTAATGTTGCTAATGGCACAATGTGGTGGAGTCTTGCGAACGGCCAAGATACTGGGGAAGCTGCAATGGATTTTCTAAGCAATGGTGTAAAAGTTAGAGGCGGCACTTTGGCTAGATATAATGCTAATAATGAGACCTTCATTTATATGGCTTGGGCAGAAAACCCATTCGCAGGAACAACGCCAGTTACGGCACGATAGGAGATAAAGATGTTTGTTTTAAACAACAAAACGGTTTTGCAACCGGGTAAATCTTGGAAAGATGATAACGGTCTTACGCACCCAAGCAACTGGGCAACGGCGTGGTCAACTGACGAAAAAACAGCTTACGGTATTAAGGAAGTGGGCATACAAGAAAAACCTGACGGTATGTTTTACTCGGTAAGTGGACCAGCTTTAGACGGTTCTTGGACTTCTACAGCTAAAAACATTGACGATGTTACAGAAACAATTGATGGTAAAGAATTTATAACTAAGGGTCTTAAATCACAGTGGCTTGTTAAGACAAAAGAAACAGCCAACAGCCTCTTGGCTCCTACAGACTGGCAGGTAGTTGCTAAAGCAGAACGTGATCGTGCTATTGATTCTGATGTAGCAACTTATCGTGCGGCGGTTATTGCTAAATGTGCAGCTATTGAAAAGGCTATAACAGATATAACTGATACGGCTATACCTTCAGGGTATGATGCGGCAAAAGAAAAAACAGGCCCTACGAATGCTGAAAAGAAAATTATTTCGGACCATGAAACTGAGGTAGCTACTAAGTTTGCAGCATTTAAAGCACTATTTGATGCGCCTGTAGACAGTGATGGTAATCCTACAGGTAACGCACCAATGCACGATTGGCCTGTGATGGGTGAGTAAAGGGCCGAGTAAATGGCTTTTAGCAAGTTACAATTCAAACCCGGGGTAAATACCGAAGTTACGTCTTACACCAACGAAGGCGGCTGGAACAACTGTGACAAAGTCCGGTTTAGGTTTGGTTTTCCTGAGAAACTTGGGGGTTGGGTAAAATATTCCTTAAACACCTTTGAGGGTATATGCCGTTCCTTACACGCCTGGGTTACCTCAGATGGCTCCAAGCTCATGGGTGTGGGCACTAATTTAAAGTTTTACGTTGAAGAGGGGACAGGGTTTAACGATATTACCCCG